CCACATTTTGAAAATGAACCATCTTTTTTTTTCGAACCAATGTCTACCCATTTTTGTGAAAACCATTTATCAAGACCGTTCTTAGCCATTACGAATTCTTTCCGTAAGCTCTTCCTTTACCTTTCATGGCTAACTTACAACCTTTACCACCATCTTTTAAACCTTGTCTTTTTAATCTTTCAGTAGCTTCCATTAATCCACCCTCAGCTTTGCTACCTCTAAAATCTTTTCTTTTTACACCAGATGGATCTTTAATTTTACCAGCACAAATTTTAGAAGCGTAGGCGTTAGCATATGCTGACGGATACACTTTAAATTTTCTTTTTGCGGCCGACTTACCTCTAGGACATAATTTAGTCATTATTTTTTCCTCGCTGTTTGTGCAGCTCTTTTAAAGTTTGCTGCAGTTGGTGCACCCTTTGCACCTTTCTTTTTCATTTTACCACCACGTTTTCTTTTAGCGTGAATGTTTGCGTATAAACCTTTTCCAGCCATTATATAATCTTCTTTTTTGTTTTTTTCTTACCCTTAATTACACCTCTGCCTTTTAAAACATCAGCAAATGTAACTTTACCGTCTCCTGTTAAATCAGGAAATTTCTTTTTCTTTTTAGCATCGCCACCTTTTTTAGCTTGCATTCTAATTTTTTCTTTTTTAATTTTTCTTTTTGGACCAAAAACTTCAGTTATTTTTTGTGTGTTAGATTTTCTTCCAAAAGGATTAGGTGTTCCTTTTCTTAAACCAACCCTACCACCTTTAGCTTTGTTTTCAGCTGCTTTAAATATTTTTTTAGATTCTTCATTTCTATCTATTATGTTAGACATTTTTTTATTTATCTTTGGTTGATTAGCATTTGTTCTTAAATTAGTTCTAGTTGTTTTATCTTTAATACCATACTCCGTCATTATTTTTTCTCTTGTATTAATAATAGAGTCTTGCTCTTTTCTTTTTTTAGCAAGATTTTTTGCAACATTAACAAAGTCTTTAACTTCTGTTCCAGTAGTTTTTTGTGCACCACCTTTTAATAAATTTTTAAATGTGTTGTATAATCTAGACATTATTTTTTTCCGTTTCTAAATATTTGTGTACCCTTTATACCATATATGCTCGCCACGACAAGGATCCAAAGGTTTGTGAACCATGAAGGGAGCTGCGAAAACATTTCGAAGAACAATTTTACTTTGTCCATAGCAGTTGGATCGTCCGATATCACTGCCCAGGCCAAAATTACCACGGGCAAACTTAAAATTATTAAAACTGCCTCGTCCTTCCAGTCTGATTGTCTGGCTTCTAAAAGTTTTCCCTGGTAAGCTTCTTTACCTTCGGCCATACGAGAAGCATGCATTAATTGTGCTTCAGACATTGCCATCTTCGTCTTCTGCTTGTTAGCATAAATCTTACTTCCAGCAGAAACGGCCAATCTAATTGCCGATAACCACATGATTAGTACCCTTTAGAGTTTCTTCTTTTTTCTGCTAACATTCTTTTCTGACCG